TAGATGATGAATATGATGTACTTACTATTCATCAAGAACTGATTGCCCTAAACAAATGAAACAAACAGTCAAAGACGTTATTCATCAACTGGAAAAGATGAATCCGAATGATACGGTCTTTTCTCTTCTTTATACAAAACAAGATGTAAAAGAATTAGAGCATTATGACCCAGTTACAAATGAAATTGTTTATCCATACAATGATGAACTTGCAGAGGAAGTTCTTTCTAATTTAGATTGTTATGATGTAATCTATGAGACTGTGTATAATTGTATGAATGAAGAAATCTCTTATCAAGTCGATCAACTCTCAAGAAAAGAAAACATTACACTCGAAGCTGCTTCTTACTAATACAATTCAAGAAACAAGAGATGAATCAGTAAGAATAAGAGATAATTATCTTTTTTTATGTGATTGTGTAATAAGAGATAATTAAAAAAAATGTATTAAAAAACATATGTTTGTGTTTTGTGTTGATTAGAATAAGAGGTTGAAAAGTGTTATAAATACCCTTTCTCTCCTTATTGTATGCCTCTCTAATCGGTCTCTAATCCCTGTTCTTATACTCTCTAAATCCTTCTAGTTATTGCCGTCTAAGCGTGCATTGTATCATAAAACCTCAGAAAAGTCAAGCACTATAAGACACTCCAAAAACTGGCACACGATAATTCCCCAGCACAACTTTACAGTTATGTCAAGGGGTTTCGTGTATTATAATACTTAATAAGACTCTGAGAACTCATACGTCTTATGAGACTCGGAGGATTTTTATTTGTTCGTCCATGAGACTCAAAAGACTTATGCGTTTCATTCGTCCAAGGACACTCTGAGAACTGTCCATTCGTCTTATGAGTCTTATGCAGTTCGTGCTAGATTTATAGGGCGGGAGGAGAGGGAATTCGTTATAAACACCTAATGCTTATAAGAATTGCACAGGGGTTGATATAAAGTTTTCCACAGTTTCCACAATACTTTTTCCACAGGGTTGTGGAAAAAGTATAAGAGTTTTCCACAGGTATCATACCTGGGATACAGTTTCTTATAACAATCACACAGTGTTGTATAGTGCCTTATGTTTTGTCCTTATCTGTTGACAACTGTGCCGTCTTCGAGTATTATGATACCTGGGGTATAGTTTATTATTCTAATTCCTCAGTGTTACTTAATTCGTTATATCTGCCCGATTCGGTATACTTATACCCCCGTAATAGTTTATTATTCTTTATATCCAGTATAGTTTTATTATTATTCGTTATTGTTCGTTTATTATAATTAAACAGTGTTGTTTAATTCTTATAGACAGTATATTGCGATTGATGGTATAAAGTATTAAGAACCGATGCCCCCCTAAAAATAAAAACGCATAACTACCCTAATCTATAAAAGTATGATTGTGCCATTGAATTTGTCTTTGAGAAAAAAAAATTCTCTAAGTACGAAAACCACCCATAAGGAAGAGTTTGAGTATATCGGAGTGACCCTCGGAGAACTTATGAGAATTATGGTGAAAAATCTTAGAAAAAATTTTCGGGCAGCAAAAAAATCTCAAAAGGTTGATATATAAATGGAAAAAGAATAATATGACAGGATATGTTAGAAGTTACAGACTATGAGAGAGAGTTGTTGATTGAATGCATACAATTCCGACTCGAAACGGACAAGACAGCAAATTCAAATGAGATTCTCAGGGAAGAATTAGAAGAATTACTCTTCAAGGTAGAAGATTCTGATGAATACGTATAATATTGAAGTAAATGGTGTTACAATTGTAGAAAAGGTAAATCCAGAAGATTTAGAGGTGACTTTAAATCAGGTCAGAGGACTTGTGTGGACTTCTGGTGGAAATAATGAGGATATCAAAGTGATTCTAAATAATAGGGAAGACCCATTGCAATGATTGATTTGTAGTGGTATAATGTTAACGTCGAAATTATTTTTTTATGGCAAAAGGATTTACGATTAAAGCAAACGCACCGACGACTAAGAAAGTTGTTGACGAATTTAATTTAGAAGAAGCAAGAGCAATGGTAAAAGGAAAGTCCATTGTTTTTTGTTTACCAGGTAGAGGTTGTTCATATATTTTTCTGAAAGCATTTGTTCAATTGTGTTTTGATTTGGTACAGGCAGGAGCAAGTATTCAGATTTCACAGGACTATAGTTCCATGGTAAACTTTGCACGTTGCAAGTGTCTTGGAGCAAATGTTCTCAGAGGACCCAGACAGAAACCTTGGGATGGTAAACTTGAATATGATTATCAACTCTGGATTGATAACGACATTGTGTTTGACACTGAGAAGTTCTATCGTCTTGTAGCAATGGACAAAGATATTGCTGCAGGTTGGTACATGACTGAAGATGGTCACACCACGTCTGTTGCACACTGGTTAGAGGAAGAAGACTTCCGTACTAACGGTGGAGTGATGAATCATGAAACTGGAGAGACGATGCAGAATCGTCGTAAACCATTTACAGTTGATTATACTGGATTTGGTTGGGTATTAATTAAGAAAGGTGTCTTTGAATCTCTTGAGTATCCTTGGTTTGCACCTAAGATGCAACAATTTGAATCTGGAGAAGTTCAAGATATGTGTGGAGAGGATGTTTCCTTCTGTCTTGATGCGAAGGAAGCAGGATTTGAGATTTGGTGTGATCCAAAGATTCGTGTTGGTCACGAGAAGACTCGAATCATCTGATGTACCCCTTCTGAGAGTGTCTTCTTGACGTTCTAAGAAACTTTTGATAGAATGCCCTTGAAAGATTTTTAGGAGTCCTTTAAGGGCATTTTTAATTCTTAAAAAACCCGTTAAAAAACCGTAAACGAAAACCAACTAGGAGATTTTTACAATGGCAGTGAAGAAAAGTGCGAAAGGTGGAGTTAAAGTTGAAAGCAAACCAAAACTAACTCTTCAGGGTGCAGGACGTAATACTAAATATAGTGCAACGAGTCGTAATAAGGCAAGGAAAAAGTATCGTGGACAAGGAAAATAAAGAAAGTCACGTTTTAGACTGGATTGAAAGAGTTTCAGTTCATCATCCAGACTTAAACGGGTTCTCTTTATGTCCATTTGCTAAAATTTACGGACAAAAATCTTATAAAATTGTAGAATCACCAATTAACGACATCAAACTTCTTTCTGAAGAGTATGGTGTCGTTATTTTTATTGTTGAAGACGACCTAGAATTAGATTCTATTAAAGAAAAATGTAAAAATCTCTCAAAAAAATATCCAAAATATACTTTTTTTGAAGATTGTGCATCTCAACCAACATTTCTTGGTGAAAAACAGACAAATAATCAAAAATATAATTTAATTTTGTATCAAGATAAGGAATTTTTGACAAAATTAAGAAAAAAACTTGCCACAACGTCTTATTATGATGCTTGGGATGATGAATATTTGCAAAAAATCCTTGACTATGACTACGAAGTAGTCCAAAATATTAGAAATAAATAGTATTTGTGCCATTTTTGGAGATTTATGCGAGTTGGAGAAATTTTCGATGGGAAATCACCTCCTGTTGGAGGTCTATGACGTTAAGTTTGACTTACTTAACGATGGAATTTCCATTCAAGGGGCAATGGAAAGTGGAGTCAAACGTGCTGAAATGACAATTCTTAACATTTATCAGCATTGTTTTGTACCTCAAGGTGTTACAATCGTAATGGCACTGTCAGAAAGTCATGTTTCATGCCATACTTGGCCAGAAGAAGGTTGTATTGCCGTTGATGTTTATACTTGTGGACCAGGAAATCCAAAATTAATCGCATTAGAGATGTTGAAATATTTAAATTCAGAAAATTATACTTTAAGGCATGTGCTACGTTAAATAGGGTTAGGGGAGATAGCAACCTCCTACAAAAAAAAGTTCTGTTTTTACTAAAAAACAGGAGCTAAAATGTCCAACCTACCAGTTGATAGAGACAAAAACTACATGTATCAAATGTGGGGCACTACACATTTGATTACAGATTACAAAGAATCAGTGCAACCAAGAGTCATTTCAGAAATCATGCATGATGATATGATGAAGCATGATTTAAAGAAGCAAACTGAATTGCATGAAAAGATTAGAAATGATGAAGATTATGATGATTGGGAATATGGAACAGAACCTTCATATGGCAAAAAAGTGATCTAAAAGTGTTATAGATATATTAAATACACTTTTAATCTTAATGGCCACAAGGATTTCTAGAGCATTTAAAGATATTAGTTTATCTTTTGCTAAGCATCCTGTAACTAATGATATTTTAGTCATCAAAAACGAGGATGCTATCAAGAAATCTGTTACAAACTTGGTTAGAACAATTCTTGGTGAGAGGTATTTTAACCCTTTACTCGGAACTTCCGTAACAAGAAATTTATTCGAGATGGTTGACGAAGAAATCGGAATCATCATGAGAGAAGAAGTCATGAGTGTGTTAAAAAACTTTGAACCAAGAATTGTATTAAGAGATATCAAAGTAATACCTCTACCAGATGATAATCAAATAAATGTTGAAGTTGAATATGATATTGTTGGTCTAGGATTTCCCAAGCAAAACATAGAGTTTCTTTTACTACCAACTAGAATATAATGTCATTCAATCAATTTACAAACTTAGATTTTCAGGATCTAAGAACACAAATCAAAGATTATCTAAGAGCAAATAGTAATTTTACAGATTTTGACTTTGAGGGTTCTAACTTTTCTGTATTGATTGATATCTTAGCATATAATTCTTACATTACGTCATTCAATACGAATATGACGGTGAATGAGTCGTTTCTTGATAGTGCGACTTTACGAGAGAATGTTGTTTCTTTGGCACGTAATATTGGATATGTTCCAAGGTCAAGAAGAGCATCAAAAGCAAGAGTTAGTTTTTCTGTAAATACCTCTGGATTTTTAGATGTAAAATCAGTTACACTCAAAGCAGGAGCAATTGGTTTAGGTGCGATTGAAAGTGGAAATTATGTGTTTTCAATACCAGAAGATATTACTGTAACAGTAGATGCAGCAGGGTATGCATACTTTACAGATATTGAATTATGTGAAGGAACATTTTTAACAAAGAGTTTTATCGTAGATAGTTCACAACCA